ATTTCAAGACATCTTGTTTAACAACTTGCGTTTTGTAGCGATATTCGATCCTGGTTTGAAAACGCGTCTTCGGAACATAAACGTTTCTAAAAAAAATGACCGAATCGCGGTAACGAATTATTTTTTCATATCGCAGCGTATCAAATCGTATTACCGCAACCGAATCAACGGTTGCAATTCGTATCGTGTCGCTATCTTGGACAAGCTTCAAGCCGTGTTTTAAGGCCTTTTTATAATGATATTGTGCCATTCGTTCACTTGAACAACCAAACATCGTCAAAACGCTTAAAAATACAATTATTTTTTTCATAAGTTTTTCAACATTTCAATCATTCGCGGACATGGATAAATGTCGGACTTGTCGTGACGAACTGAATTGTGCGTGAATATTCCATTTTCACTTCGCAAAGCGCGCTTGTCGATGTCAAAAATTGAATCGTTGTATTCTTTGCTTATTCCGTAAGTGTCGCATAAATAAACAAGCAATTGACGCGTTGATTCGATTTGTTCATCGGTGTATTTTTGCCACCAAATGTGACCTTTATATTTGCCGTTCAACTCGGTAACTTGCGAGCGGTCAACTTTGCCACCAACATAATTGATGAAGTTGCCGTTTTGCTTTTTTAGCGGCCCATAATTGCAAATTTCAATTCCGATTGATATTTTGTCCAAGCTTCGATATGTGATTCCTTTTTCGGCGAAGACTTCCGGTTTCAATCCCAGGTGGTATGCCCAATGTTTTGACGAAAATAATTGGACGATTGTTCCTTTTTCACCAATTACAAAAGCCGTCGCGACCTTTCCTTCTTTTTGTTGGAAAAACTTTGCAACCGATACCGGATTGCCACCGCCGGCGGTGTGATGCAAATAAATTTGCTTTTTTTCGTGAAAGTCTTGAAAAAATTGGTCGTTAGATAATCGGTGTTGAACTATCTTGGTTTGATCTAATTCCATTTATGTCGGTTTTAATTTCTTTAGCCCTGGCGAATAATGATTTCATTCCTTGCCAAATCGAGATTTGACGAATGGAAAAATAATTCTCATTAATGGACATGACTTCGATTGAAACCAATACCAATGCAAGTATTTTCGTCAACATTAATTCAACGGAAAAGAATTGTTTGACTATATCGTTTAAAATCCAAAAGTCAATTAAATAAAATCCGATGACCGCAAGTTCGTATAAAAATAATTTTGAAATGACCGCCGATAATTTTCGCGATGTAATTGGAATCTTTAATTTTTTTGCTTTCCAAAGTCCGGTCAAGGTGTCAACAAGAATTGCGAATCCAACCAAGAATAAAATTCCGGATATTGGTAAAAAAAACGCGCCAATAACCGCAAGCAATTTCGTAAATGACAAACGGATGTTCGCGAGTAATATATATAATTGTAATTTCATTAATTATTGTTTTCAAATTTTTCAATCAACTGGAATGTCAAGAACAATCCAAGCGCGACGCCACCAAGCTTCAAGAATAAAGGTTCTTCGAAATACATTGCTATTGCCGTTCCATAACTGGCAATGAAAAACGCAACCGACAATGATCTTAAATGCTTGTTCATCTATATATTATGTTTAATTGTTCTCAAAATCGTAATTGTCAAACGGAATTTCGCACCAATTTTCGTAATCGTATATATTCAAGGCCATGTTCATCGTCCAACCGGCCGTCACGTCGTGTGAACGGTTAATAAATGGCGTTGTCGAAATCGTTCCTTGAATATCCAAGAATTCTTCAAATCGCCATTGTTTGAAAGTGACGTGAATATCTTTGCAAATGGATAAGCAATCGGAATGAATTTCATCGATTTGTCGATATTCTTGAAGATTGTACTTATCAGCAATTGAAATAATGCAATTAACTCCGACAAAATTGTCACCAATCGTTCCAGGTTGCAAAGTCACAATCATTATCGGAAATTTAACGGCATCGCGTGAAACGGCGTCAAGAAAATCGCCAAAAAAGAAATCGTTAATTTGACGGTGTTCTGTCGCTATTATTTCGAATTCTCGTTTTAACTGGTTGATTGTTTTTTCCATTCTTTAAATATATTTTTAGCTTTTCGATTTGTTCCTTCGATGCTTTGAACTTCATATAATAAAATTTATCGGCGTGTAACCGCTTCGATCCTTTGTCATGTCTTCGGAACAATGTCCGGGACTTGAACTCGTTTCAATATATTCCGGATATTTCGTGCCATTATCAGCCATTAGATGAACGATTAATCTTTCCTTGTAGAAATACGCGTCTTTTCTTAATTGGTCGCGCAAAGCGCTTGTTTCGGTGTCCGTGTTCGGTTGTATGTTTTCATCTTGAACGCGTCCGACTGATTTGTTTGTCAATTTTTCGTTCAATAATAACGCGCAACGGTAGTCAACGAACGCCACCAAACAAGGAACAACAAAGTCATTCATCAAATCAAGATAATTTTGCGTCCAAGTATTATTTTGAACGCGCAATAATAGCGCCTTGAACAAAGGTGTTGACAATGCCGGTTGTAACTGGATGTCTTGACTTCGTTTGATTGCCACCGCGAGAATCTTCGTGTCGGTGTTCGAATGAATCAATCCAAGCTTTTTTAAATTTTCAACGGATAAAAGATAGTTCATAATTTTTATTTTTGTTTAACGACCAATTGTTGAATCCATTCGTGACGACACCAAGGCGAAGTCTTTTGAGTGTCCGGGTTCGTGTACCAACCACCTTTGTAAGTCCAAACATTGCGATCAACTCGCGTTGAAATTGAATCAATATCCTGGCGTGAATAAGATCTGTTTAATGAAAGTAATTTCAAGCAAAATTCTCGTGATTCCGTTTTCACCGCCGGAACATCGGTTCTTGTCCGATACGAATAACGAACTTCGAAATCAGCAATTTCGATTTGAATATCTTCAAGCAATGATTCACCAAGATTTGTTGTGTTTCCTTTTTGGTAAAGTTCCCATGTTGTTAATTGATTGATTGATTTCGCAACCGATTCGATATTTGTGTTCAATGCCTTCGCAATGGATGTTGAATCTTCGCCTTTTTTTAATAAATTCAAAACTTCTTTGTCAAAGTCTTTAATCTTTATTTTAATTTCGCCGATTGTTTCGAACATCAATTCTTGTCTTGAAAAAACTTCTTCGCTCGATGTGTCCCAAGCAATTGGATGCGTTGAAATAACTTTGTAATTATCTTGACTTTCGCCGAATTGTTCGAAGATTGAAAATTCATCTTTTGTGAATGAATTATGTTTGCACATTGACAAGGCGGTTGCCGGCAATCCGACAATTTTTCGCGCTTGCGTTTCATCGATTGAAGGAAACGACGCCAAAATTATATTCAATGCCGAATCGGATGTCAATATTCCGGCCTTAATTTGCGCAGCAACTTCAATCAATGAAGCGATTTGTGATCCATTCAATGCCGATTTTGCAACATCAACCGCAACATCAACCGACGCGCTTGTCGTATCGGCCGGATTCACCGCCACAACTGGTTCAATTGTTGTTCCATTGTCCAAAGTTAAAGGCAAAACATCAACTAATTTAACCGTTCCAAGATAGCCACCAAGTTCCGCCATGTAATTCAACATCCATTCAATCCTTTTTTGACGTGTTGAAACGTAAGTCGTTTTGAATATTTCGAATAAGTCGCCGGATTCGGCCGCGTTGAACGATCCTTGCTGCATAACTCCGAACAAAGTCGGTGCGGTAACTGAATGCGCAACCAAGATGTTTTGTTGAACGGATGCTGCCGTCACTTCATAACGCTTGTCAAGGTCATTGCCGGTTAATTGTTGAACCGTTGGCGCTAAATCTTTACCGTCCGAAAACGTGATAATGATTTCGCCGGCGTCTTCGACCGATTGCGTTCGTCCTTTGATTGATTCCGTAATTCGATGCAATTCTTCGGTTGATTCCGGGAATCCGGACGGCGTGTTGATAAGCGTTCCGGACTTGAATCCGTTTTGCAATTCATACATGTGGAATTTCGCGATGTCAACATCCGTTTGAATAGCGGTCAATCCGCCGTTATATGTTGGTTTCGGATAAATTCCTTTTTCTTTTCTTGAACGTTTCGACGGTTCTTTGTAATATATAATGAATGATCCGGTTTTATTGGTTTCATCCAATGCCGGGAACATTCGAAGGTTTGTTTTTTCAGCGCTTTGATTCATTGCCGTCCAATCGTCCGACAAATAATAAAACCTTTCATCTTCGGTCATTCGGATTGCGTCAACGTCCAAGTATTCCCACTTCGCGACGCGTGTTCCTTCGCGATTCCAAGTTCCTTTGACGGCAAAACCGCCGAAAAGTTCGAAGTCGAATGCCAATTGTTCGGCAATTTCGTTCATGTCAAAGTCCGAATACTGGTTTTCGATGAAAGCTTGCATGTCACCGGTCACAACTTCAAGGCCACCGCCGGCAATGTAGAAAGTTTTCGTTTTAATTATTCCTTGATGCCAAGCCGATCCATTGAAAAGGTCAACTAAAAAATAAGGATAATCGTTTTTCTTTCCCCACTTGATAAACCCAAGTGCGCGGTCTTTTTCTTCATCCGGTTTGATAAATTCTTTCCGGAAGGAAAGCGAAGTCATTTTTATTTTATTGTTCATATATATTGAAATAAATCGGTGAATCGTATTCATTCGACGGCGAATCAAGTTCGATGACTTCGGCGCGTCCGGTTTCAACCATTGAAACGGTCAAGGCCGGATCAAGGTTTCCCGGTGATTGTTGTTCGTAAATGTTGTAAATATAATAACCGTTATAATCAAAATTAACATCAACGCCGTCAATCAAAACAAATTCATCAAAGCGCGGTGTTGCGGTTGAAATATTATTCAAAACGCATCGATATTCCTTGAAGCTTTGTTCATGGATGAATTCAAATAAATACGCCGGATTCGGTATCGTTGTCAATTCCGTCACCGTCACTATTAATGGCGTCGTTCCGTTTCTTTGTATTAATAACATTTTCTTTTTTTATTAGTTTTGGTTTTTCAATTTCGTAAATGTCAAAGATTCCAAGATTATAATATAAATCGACTTTTGATTCGTCAATCACGAACCACCTTGACAATAAACTTGACCAACATTTTGATCCGATAAATTCCTTTTTTATTTTCATAGTGCTAAAATTACAAAAAAAAAGGGAAAGAAATAATTTTTTCCTTCCCTCTTTAAATTAACCAAACTAAACTTCTTAAATAATCGGTGATTGTTGTAACAATAATGTTGCGTAAACGGCCGGATCAACGTCTGGAACTTCGTCGTTTTCCATACCATTAAGAACAATCACATGTCCTCGTCGGTCGCCTTTAAGAACGCCGGAAGTGTATTCATTCGCATCCGCGATTTGAAGTCCTTCGCCGAATCCAAGCGCAACAATTGTTCCGTCGGCATTTTCAACCAAACAAACAACTTCATTTTGTGCAAGCAAGTGAATTTCACTTCTTAATTCTTTGTTGTCGGACGCCAGGATCATTGATAATGAATGTTCATAAAACAATGTTCCGTTGTTCTTGTCAACTTTAATCGGTGCGGTGTAACTTGACAAATTGCTTTTCAACTTGTAAAGGAATGTTTCACCGGCAACGGTCAAGGCCGTTACTTCGTTAGCGGTAATCACCGCGCCAGACATTGCACCCAAAGGAAACAATAATACCGACTTGATTCCGCCTTTTCCGTTTGTACATGTCCGGTCATTATAACCGGCGATCATATCGCATAAACTCATTTTTCTATTTTTTTAATGAAGGCCGGTTGCCCGGCCGTCGTTGTTTATATTTTATTTATTAAGACGGTGAATTCGTTCCGTTCCAAACTCCGATTTGATTCAAGAAAGGAACTTGAACGCCAGCGCGGAATTTAGATCGTAAATAAATCACGTCGTCGTCGAATGAATACCAA